GCCACAAGATTGGTTATGTCGTTTGTCCCGCCGGCGTCGCTCTCCAATAAATGGTCGGCCTCGGTTGCTCGCGCTATGCCGCACCAGTGGCACACGGGTTCATCGGCTAAGAGTTTGGCTCTGTTGCGCTTAAATTCGCTGGTGGCCCGTTGCTTACCATTGTGTGTTGTTGTCATGTTGTTTGCTCCCGCGCTATCGCTTGGCTAACGCGCCACTGCGTGGCTTGTTGTCTGGTCTGTTGTCGAGTCTTGTGCACTACGTCCCCCCACACTTCCAGCAAGTAGCTGTGGCTGCCGGCTGTTTCATAGTTGAGGACGGACACCATACGTATTTGTGACGTTTAGACGCTGCACACCAGTTCATTGACATGGCGCTCTACCCACGTTTCCGTGTGTTATGCCGGCATAGTGCAAACCCATACGCGGCCGTGAGTATTCCTAAATTGTCGAGCATGGCCTACGTGTTGGCGTCGGCGTGTATGTCGTCTAGACGCGCTTGTAGACCCCATAGGTCTTGCTTTAGACCGTTGGCTTGTTGTGGCTGGTGCTCTAGTTCTTCGAGTATCTCGTTGGCTTGCAGGTCAGCGAGTTGGCTGAACAATGCGCGCAGCTCTAAACGGTCGGCTTCACTCATGCGGGGTTTTGCAATGTTGCTCATTGGTAGTCGGGCCTTTCCCATTCTTGGACTTGTGCGGTGTAGATAGTCGGGTGCGGTAGAAGTGACATGTCGTTAAGCATGTCATGGTGTAGGCGTATTGCGCCGTACTCGGGCGCGCCTAGTTGTTGTATCTCGTAACCAGTAGCCCAACCGTGGATTAGTACCCGGTGTTTATGGACTTGGGCAAGAATGTATATGTGGTTTAGGTCATCGTTTGGACGCGCTGCAAGTTTGGGGCTGGTGTGTTCTGTCGAGCGCACTTGGTAGTTAAGTACGTCAAACCCGCCGCGGTCTACTTCTAGGTCTTGCCAATGCTCACCCAATGACTTGGCTACTGCGTACTCGCCGATGACGCCAGTGATGTTGGACTGCCACCAGTTTTGTGCGCTGTACTTTGTGTTGTCTCGGGGTTTGCGGTCTTTTTGCATGGCGCGTATGTTTCGCCGCGCACCACTAATGGCGCAATACTCTAATTCTTCATAATCGAGTGTTACCAGAACTTTGCTCATATGTCACTAAGCCTTGCTATCACGGCGTCTAGGTCTTTTGGGTACCAGCAATAGCATTCGTACTCTGCCTCTTGTAGGTAGCGTTGCCAACGCAGCTGTGCGTCGGACTGTTTGTTACGGCCGGCTTTTAGCTCTGCGAACACTAGGCCACCCGTGGGGTGGCTCAGCACAAGGTCTGGGAAACCAGCGTCGCCTTGGAAATGGGTGGCCCAACGCTCGCCAACTTGTGCGGGCTTGGCGTGGTAAATCAACCAGCCGCGCAACTTAGCAACTGCTACTACTTGCTTCAAGAATTGGGCTTCTGTCATATGTCCGTAATTATTCGGCATTAGTTGCCTTTTCTAATGCTTTTGCTAAACGCTGGTAGTCAGCTTGGCAGTCCATAAGTTGATTTATGACTATGTTGAGTTCGCGCCTAAGGCTTTCGCATTGCTGGCGTGAGTCGTACAACATGCTTGAATATGCCCATAGTGCTTGCTCAGCCGGCATTTGGTCTATGTTGCTCATTGTTCTGCTGCTTTCATTACTAGTCTGCCTACTATTTCTGCTACTTGTGGTACCACTGCGTTGCCTAATCCTCTAAGTCTGTCCACCCGGTTGGAAACCCCATGAGCCACTCGACCCACGTCGGGTTCAAGTAACCAGTGCTCGTAGGCTCTGCTATTGCTACAGCCTGAACTATCCGCGACGAATACTTTTCGCCGTTTTCTAGCGCTTGTCTCGTTGACTCTACGCTTGTTGATGTCACCCAGTTCGCTGTGGTTGGGGTAGGCCACGATAATAATGCGTTCTCGTTTGTGATTGGCTCCCACGCTCGCTGCTGATATAACGCGCCATTCTGCGTCATACCCGATTTCGGCAAGCTCTCCAATGACTTGCAGTCCCCCCAAAGAGAGATGTCCTCGGACGTTTTCCATAATTGCAAACTGTGGTCGTAGTTCGCTAATGGCTGTCCGAACCCAAGGCCACAAGTGTCGTGGGTCGTCTTTTCCTTTTCGGTTTCCTGCGGTGCTAAATGGTTGGCATGGGTAGCCACCACAAATAACATCGGGTCGCTCGCATTCGTCCCATTTGATTTTTTTGATGTCTCCATGGTTTGGCACCTCGGGCCAATGTTTTTTTAATACTTTGCATGCAAACGGGTCTATTTCTGATTGCCATATTACGTTCATGCCGGCACGTTCTAGGCCTAGGTCTATGCCGCCAATTCCGCTAAATAGCGAGCCAACGGTCAGCGTCATTTAACTTTAGGTATTGGCTTAATGTTTAGGAACATGTCTTTTGCCTCTGAGTACGTCATGGGTGTTTCGGGGTCAAAATCTAGCCCACGCTCCGCGCACATTTGGGTAAGCATTTTTATTTGGTTTGGTGTCGCGCCGCCGCCGTTGGCTGGCTGGGTGTGTGCGCGTGGTGCTGCTTGGCTTGCCTCGGTTTGTTGGCGGGCTGATAGTCGAGCGCTGCCTATTTCTTGAGACCGTGGCCCGTCCAGTACTGGTGTTGGCCGCGCAATGCTAACCACGGTGCTGCGGTCGGTTTCTTCGCTTGCCTGTTGGCGGCCTAGAACCTCGTTGCTGCTGGCTATGGACTTGTCTATGCCAAAACCGAGATAGCCAAGCGCTCTGCCAAGTACCGAGGTAGCGCCGTTGGCCTGCTCGCTGTTTCTAGTAAACGTGGTTTTGCCTGGGTACGGCTCAAAAATGTAGGCGGTCACTGGTATCGGGTCGTCTGGGTCGCGGCTCACCGTTACCGAACACTCAATAAACAACTGGTCACCAACTTGGGTTATTTCTGGTCGGTGCTCGACGATGCGCAGCTGCGGAAACTCTTTAAGAGCCTGCTTGAGACGTGTCTTGACGTCTACGTACTCGGAAAGGTCAAAAGCCATTATTCGTACCTGCCGCTTTCGTCATAGTTTTGTATCCAGTCGGCGGCCCACAATGTGACCAAGCCAAAAACTGTCATGACACCAACAAACGCAAAAACTCCTAGTGCCGTTCTCATTTTGCACCGCGCAATGCGTTGTCTATAGCAATAAGTAGTTGGTCGGTTTCGCCACCAAGTTGCGTATGGCCTAGGTCGTGTAGTTCTTGCACGATGTCGTCTAAACGCTCCACAATGCTGCGTGGCTGTGGTTCTAGCGCGCTGGGGTGTTCTAGCCGGCCGATGGCTTGGCGTAAATCTTCGCATAATGCTGCATCGTCCATTGCGTAGCTGTAGGCGTGTGCGCGCAGGTTGCGGATTAGCACGTCGGTGGCTTTGGGTCGAGTGTTCGCCCACAAGTTTGCTAGTGCTTGGTCTAAATGGTCGGTCGGGTTTACCATGTTGTCTCTTTTCTAGTCGGGTTGAAAATAACTAACGGGTGTACGGTACCACAATTTTTGGTGCGCTGTTGCCTTTCCATGGTGCCCAACCGTGGCGCTTAAATAATGCCAATGAGGCTTTAAGGTTTTTGCGGGGTGACCATAGTTCGGTCATGGCTTTGCGCACAATGCCAGACTCGACAAGAAACCGTTTGTTGCTGCCGTTTATCTGCATGATGCCGTATGAGCCTGTGTATGGGTCGCGCTGGTTCCAAGCACGGGCGAAGCCTTTAGACTCGCGTTTGCATATTTGCATGAGCCGTGGTATTTCGCGCTTAGCCCAACCAACCTCTAGAGCTAGAGCGGTAAAGCGTAGGCAGTCGGGTTCTACCGCTGCTTTCGTTTGTGTAGCCGGCACCAGTAGTGCAGCTGCGGCGAGTACGCCAAGTAGTCGTTTCATAGTTTCTACCTTCCGTCGGGATAAGTAAAAACCTTAATGGGCTTATTGAGACTTTGCGCGCCTTTGCGCTAAAAGCCTTATGGTGTAACGGTTTTAGCGGGCGGTGTTGGTGGCGGTACGCTTTTCCAAGCTGCTACAAACGCTTGTGGGTCATCGGCCATGGCGGGGGTTAACTCAACGTGTAACCACAAACCACCGGGCGTGCCACCGTTCGCGGTTTCTGTCCAGTCTTTCCAACCGGGCTTGCCGTCACGGTTACAACGCCAACCGCGGCCCCATTTCTCGCAACCTTTTTTGGTGGTGCCGGCGTAGTCGTGGACTTCTTCAATGCCCAATACCTTGTAGTTTGCTACTAACCAGTTTGCCCACATGGCGGCTGTGGCTTTGTCTTTGTAGCCAATGTCCGCCGCTCTGGCGGTCGCGTGCACGCTGAGACGGTCTGAACCGCGCATGTTACGTACAGCCCAAGTGCCAAGGTTGGTAAAGCCTTTTTTCTTAATAATGTCTACAAACTTTTCGGTGCCGGGGCGTTTGCCTAAGGCTGCGCCGTCGGTGGTGCCGGTGTAGTTCATGGCCGGCTAATCATGTCGGCGATGCGCGTTAAGAGTTTTGCAGCTGCTTCGCGCACAATTTTTAGTAGGCCTTTTTTGTCGTCGTTATTCATCGGTTTTGCCTTTCGGTTTGTCTTTTAGGCCGTTGGCGCTGAGTAGGCCAGCGAGTGAGCCGGTGAGGAATAAAAGCAACGGTTGTAACGTGGCCCAAGCCGACTTGTCATTATCCGAAACGTCCATAGGCTGCGTGACAAAAAGCAGTCCGTAGATAAGTGACATGGTGGCCATTACAAAAGTAAATGACAGCGCGCAAGCGACAACAAAGATTAAGCGCGCTTTAATTTGCTCGCTTGTCATGCGTTCTTCACGACGCGGTGGCGGGATTATGGGCATTTGTCTGCCAGTAGTCGAGAGCTGCCAAGGCTGGCGGTGTCAACGGTTATAGACGTTTCGGCGCGCAATGCCTTGTTTTTTGTGCGCGGGCAGTTGACGCGCTCACGGTCGCCACAAGCTACGAGGATTGACGCAAACAAAAGCGCCACAAAACTAGCCCGCCAAATCACTTGTGCCTTCTTCAGTCCAGCCACTTGCAAGTAGTTCGGCGTATTCTTCTTCTGTCATTTCGCGTACTTCGTCGTCAATTTGAATGTTAGGTCGTGCCATTAATTTTCCTTACTGTTTGCGATAGCCGTACACGGTGATGGTTCCGCTAGTTAAAGTTCCCGAACTGTCATTGAAGAATGAAATGTCGGTGTAACTAGTGGTGTTTTCTAATGAACCTGCATAAGTACCGGAATAGCCTCGACCATAATAGCCACCATTCATTTGAGTTTTGGCTGAAAGAAATGGGGCTATCAAATCAAATGTGCTTGATGTACTTGGTGCGCCACCATCTGTGAGACCACCGAACCAAAATGCTGCATTATTTTGTGGCACAAAAGTCCAAGCTGTCCCGCTAAAGAGTACGTAAACCATGTTTCCGTAGTAACCCGTAGCAGTTGAACCCATTTTGATAGCCAGTCCTTGTGAGGCGCTCATTTGTAGACCAGTTACAAGTATTCTGTAATTATCGTACGTAGCTGAAAAAGCATTGGTCACTACCGTTGTTGCTGAACCTGCGACAATTGCTTGTGACTTAACAAACACAAGCCCGCTGTTTGCTAGATACGTGTTTGTGTCCGATGCGGTCAACACTTCGCCAGTAGTAAAAGTTTTAATAGCCATGATTAGTACCCGAGTTTTCCTGTTCCTAGTTTGCCAAAAACGGTGTCATTTAGAATGAGTGTCGAGTTAAGCGACGCGCCCGAAATGTAATAAGTCCACCTTGACGACTCGGGCGTTGCCGTCATTGCGTAACCTTCAATAATGCCATAATAGGTTGTTCCACGGAACTTAATCGGCACTTGCATACCGATGAGTAGCGCGGTAGGTACGCCCATATTATTTAACTTAAACGTGTTTTGTGCCTCAGATAAACAAGAAATAGACGATATTTGCACGTCCGTTGTCGAGTATTGAGACAACATAAAATTAGCCAAGTTTTGGGCATTAGCGACCGAGCTGCTAAACGTGTTGAAGTTGAGCGACCGGTACGGCGCGGAACCGCTCTGCACTGTCTGGGCGGCCACGGCCGTCGGGGTCACGGTGACTTGCGTGTAGTAGTTGTCGCCAAACGCCGAAAACTCTATGTTGTCGTAAACTTGGTTTGTGGCGTCGTTAGCGGTATCAGAAAACGATGCTGAAGAAGCGACAATGTCGCCTGGGCCGTAAACAATTACAGCTGCTGCTTGTGCCATTCGCCCGTTAATAGTGCGTATGTACTGTGACAGCCATTCGCCATAAGTGTTTACGACGTTAGAAGCCGACACCACTTGGGTTGCCGCGTTGGTTTGTGGGTTGATGGTTAGCGAGCTGTAAGTGCCAATGTCAGTCGCAACCGTTGTAAAAGTGCCGCCCGAGATTGCTTGGTTGAAACCTTGAAGCCGCCCAAAACGCGCATAGTAAGACTCGCAAGAAATGTTAATAAAGTCGGCGTTACCAACACCGCCAGCGTACGGTATGCCATAGTTGACGCTGACGCCTGAGATATAGCCGGCATATACAAACTCGTTAGAAGCGTCGTGTTTGACTCGAATAAGTGAGCCGGGTACAAGTCCTGTTATTGGGCTGGCGTAGCCGGTCGGGTAACGGATTACGAGCTGGGCGGTGTCTGCTGAGTAGTCGTCTAGTTGTTTTTCTCTGCCGCATTTCATGGCAAACGAGACGACGTTAGACAAAGTAACTATCGTGCCGGGTGTCGACGCGAGCGAGTAGGAAACGGTGTAAGTCTGTAAAGCCATTACGGGTTAGTTATCTTTATGGGTATCGCCCCGTTTTGCCGCATGTAGGCGCGTAGCGCGCTTACTGTTGCGTTGGGGTCACCGCCGTTTACGTTGATGGTCACGTTTGTTGTTTCGTTTGCTACGCGGGTGCCGTCCATGTTTGGGGTTGCGTTGATGCTGCCGAGCACTGGCCCGAATGGGTTTGTTTGTAGCTGCGGGGTGCCGCCACCCATGACGGTGCCAACGTTTTTGTTGAACTGTTCGCCGAGAGCCGCGGCGCTGGCGGGGTCTACCGCAAACTTAAGCAAAAACTCTGTGTTTTCTATGACACTATTAACGCCGTTAACTATGGCTTGGGCTTGGTCAACACCAGACTTGAACCATTTATCGGCAGTCAACTTTGCGACACTGTCCGCAGCTGCGTTAATAGTTGTAGAAATGCCTTTCAGGCGGTCTATGGACGCTTTACCGCCGGCAAGTAGCCCGTTGATTATCTCTAGGCCTACGTCTGCCCCAGAGTCAAGAATGGACTTCAAGAGTGCGGGGTCGTCTAGCCCGGCTGCGATAAGTTGTTCTATGCCGGTTGAAAGTTTGCCAGCCTTGGCGGCTTGCTCGTCGAGTACACCAAAGAATGTTTTTGCGCCTTTGCTGTCGGCTGCTGTAGTCCAAGCATCGCCAACGTTAAATATGCCGCGCACCACATCTCGGGTCGCGTTATAGAAGTCGTTGTAGGTGTCGGTTGCCTTGGTCAGTTGCTCATTAGCGCGCATAAGCGCGGGCGCAAACTTATCTTTAACTAGCTGTGCTGCGTCTTCTAATGCGCGGGCGTAATCTTCCGCAAGTGCTTTTGCTGCCTCTTTTGCTGCCTCTGCTTGCCGTTTAAGTTTTGCGGTATGCGCTGCCGCTTTTTCTTTGGCTTTATCGTTTGCGATGCCGGCTGCCGTGGCGGCCTTGCCGGCGGCTTCTTCAGCTGCCGCCATTTTGTCTAGGCGTTCTTGGGCTAGGACTGGTGCCATGTCAAGCGCGTATTTGCGAAACTCGCTTAGGTTACGTGAAGCGACTGGCCCCATGACAGAAACAAGGTTCATGGCCTTAGCCATTTCGCGCATTGAGTTAACTGAAAAATCTATCGCCTTAGCGAGGTCTGGGCCAATAGTTTTCTTTAATTCTGTTATACGAAAATTAGTCTTACCCCAAGACACGTCGTTAGCGAACTCTTTAAGGCCGTTTCCTAACCGGGTAAACATGTTACGTGTGCGTACCAGCCCGTTATAGAGCTTGCCTTGTGTTGTTACTTGCCCGTCTGCACTGGTTGTTGCTTTTAGGAAATTGTCTTTGATTGAACTAAGTACGCCGCCTAAACCTTTTTGGCCGTAAATGTCCACCAGTTTTGTGACATTCCGTAGTAAAGAGTCAACAATGGGTAACACTTTGTAGCCGATAGTTTCTACGAACTCGTCAAAACGTATTTTGACGTTCTTTAGGCGGCCTGCAAAAGTGTTCATGTTTGCAGCTGCCGCGCCCCCGAATTGTTCCGTTAACGCTTTTTGTGCTGCCGCAAAATCTTTAGTTTTAATTATGTTGTCGTCGAGCGGGATACCCAACTTCTTTAAGCTCGTAAAATTGCCGTCGTACGCACGCCCAATAGCGGTGCTGACAGCGGTTAAATC